TGGGATGGGAGAAGGATTTGATTTACTTGTAATAGACGAGGCACAAGAATATACAGATGATCAGGAATCTGCATTAAAGTATGTTGTATCGGATAGCAGCAATCCACAAACAGTGTATTGTGGAACACCACCAACACCAGTAAGCTCTGGAACAGTTTTCTTAAAACTAAGACAAAATGCCTTAGGTGGTAAAACAGTAAATACTGGATGGGCGGAATGGTCCGTAGACAAGAAAACAGATGTAAGAGATAAGGAAGCATGGTATCAGACAAATCCATCTTTAGGAACAATTCTTACAGAAAGAAAGATACTTGATGAAGTTGGAAACGATGATGACGACTTCAATATACAGAGACTTGGACTGTGGTTAAGATACAATCAAAAGTCGGCAATAAGCTCTAATGAGTGGGCAGAACTTCAAGTACAGGCAATGCCTAAACTTGTTGGAGGTTTGTTCCTGGGAGTTAAATACAGCAAAGATGGAACAAATGTTGCAATGTCTGTTGCATCTCGCACAGATGATGGACGGATATTTGTTGAATGTATAGACTGCAGACCAACAAGAGCAGGAAATAGCTGGATGATACCATTCATGATGAATCCAAATGTATATGACATAGTCGTAGACGGCGCTAATGGACAGCAATTGCTAGAAGAGAACATGAGAGAAATGAAACTCAAATCACCGCTGTTGCCAACTGTAAAAGAGATAATAGTGGCGAATGCTGCATTTGAGCAAGGCATATTCAGCAAAGAAATATGTCATGCTGACCAACCATCATTAGCACAAACAATCAGCAACAGTGAAAAAAGAGCGATTGGCACTAATGGAGGATTTGGGTATAAGTCATTAGCAGATAATATTGAAATTGCTTTAATGGATAGCACAATATTGGCATATTGGCTATGCTCAGAAACTAAAATACATGAAAAACAAAGAATTAGCTATTAATGCAGCCTGAAAAGGCTGCTTTTTAGATATTTACGGGAACCACCCGGTAAGTGGTAGAAAGGCAAGGTGGAACATGAGTGATTTTACACCGATCACAACACAGGATGAGTTCGATGCAGCAATCAAAGAGAGATTGAATCGAGCAGAACAGAAGTTTGCTCAGCAGTATAGTGATTATGATGAGATTAAATCAAAGAACACTACTCTTGAGGAAACTATCGCAACCCAGACAAAGCAGATTGAAGAATTTACTGAAAAGCAGTCCGGACACGAAAAGGAACTTGCAGAGTTGCAAAATCGAATCAGCGTTTATGAAAAGAACGACATGAAGATTAGAGTTGCGCACGAGGTAGGTATTCCATATGAGCTTGCAGGTAAGTTGTCAGGTGATGATGAAGATGCTTTGCGAAAGGATGCAGAAACTTTTAAATCTTTTTTAGGCAAGCCTAAAACACAGCCGATGAGAGATACAGAACCATCAGGCAGTGACATGAAAAAGGCTGCACTAAAATCAATGCTAGGTAATTTAAGAAAGGAATAAGAAATCATGGCAGAAACACTACAGATGGGAACAATGTTTGCACCAGAGGTGGTAGCAGATCTATTTAACAAAGTAAAGGGACACTCAACACTTGCTCAGCTATCGGGGCAGATTCCAGTAGCATTTACTGGAAGTGACATCTTCACATTCTCGATGGATAGCGAAGTAAATCTCGTTGGAGAAGGTGGAAAGAAGGGAGCAGGTGGCATTAAGGCTGAACCTGTTAAGATTGTACCGCTTAAGGTTGAGTACGGAGCTAGAGTATCTGATGAATTCATGTATGCATCAGAGGAGAAGCAGCTCGATATCCTAACTGCGTTTAACGACGGTTATTCCAAGAAGATTGCACGTGGCCTTGACATCATGGCAATGCATGGAGTTAATCCTAGAGATAAGCAGGTATCTACACTAATCGGGACAAAGAGCTTTGATACTGCAACTGGAGTAACAAAGGTAGATTATACAGCTGGAACTGAAGAGGCTGTGCTTGAAACAGCAGCTGCAGCAATCGGTGAGTATGATGTAACGGGATTCGCTCTATCAAAGATATTTGGAAGTGAGCTTGCAAAGATTAAGGTAAATGGAGTGCCACAGTATCCAGAGTTTAGATTCGGTGCTAGCCCTGGTGCTCTTGGTGGCACTGCATGCGATGTAAACAGCACAGTTTCATTTGCAAACAAGGCTGTTGGATACGTAGGAGATTTTGCAAATGCGTTCAAGTGGGGATTTGCTAAGGATATCCCACTAGAGGTTATCCCTTACGGTGACCCAGATCAGACAGGAAAGGACCTCAAGGCGTACAACCAGGTATATCTCAGAGCAGAGACTTATATCGGTTGGGGAATCCTAGATCCATCCGCGTTTGCTAAGATTATTAAGAAGGACTAGTAACATGAGATACAGAAATACAATAAGTGGAGAAGTTATTGAAGTCGATGCACCAATCAGCGGAGAATTCTGGGAAGATGCAGATGAAGCAGAAGCTAGAGAAGCTGCTGAAGAGGCTGAAACTGAGGATTCTGAAGAGGCTGAAACTGAAGATGATGAAGCTGATGAGCCTAACAAAAAGGGCGGAAAGAAGGCTTAGAAATGAGCAACTACGCAACTCTTGAAGATATCAACAAGATGTGGCGAAATTTGTTACCGAAAGAGCAGGAGCGTGCAGAAGCGCTCCTGCCTATTGTTTGTGACACGCTTAGGCATGAGGCAAGCTTAACTGGAAAAGATTTGGACAAGATGATTGAAGCATCACCAATTCTAGGGAGCATTGCCAAGTCGGTGACAGTAGACGTAATCACAAGAATGCTACTATCATCTACAACTAATGAACCGATGACACAATTCTCTCAATCGGCGATGGGATACACAACATCCGGGACGTACTTAGTCCCTGGCGGAGGACTATTCATCAAAGATGCAGAACTATCCAGGCTAGGGCTAAAAAGGCAGAGATTAGGAGTGATTGACATATATGGAGATTAAAGGAATTACCGTAACACTATATGAAAAGTTTGTTACAGGCAAAGATAAATTTGATACAGATATATATGAAGAGCATGCTGTCAACGTTGAGAATGTACTTGTTGCACCGGTAACATCTGATGATATCACAACAGAAAGATCAATTAAGAGCGATAAGGTTATCTATAAACTAGCAATCCCAAAAGGTGATACACACATCTGGACGGATTGCCTTGTTGAATTTTTTGGAAAGAAATTCAAGGTTGTTGGAGAACCTATCGAAGGTATAGAAGAAATGCTTCCGCTATCGTGGAATAAACAAGTGCAGGTGGAATGTTATGACTAAGTTTAAGTTAAACAGAAGTGGTGTTAGAGAGTTATTAAGGTCTGATGAGCTTATGGCAGAGTGTAGTAAACACGCTAAAAGAATTCAAAGCAGATGTGGTGATGGTTATGAAATGACAACACATGTTGGAAAGAATCGTGTAAATGCATCTGTGCACGCAAAAACCATTAAAGCACGGAAAGATAACTCGAAAAACAATACACTTCTTAAAGCTATGAGAGGTTAATGATGGTTGAGTTAACAGTTTTTGAATGGCTGAAAAAGAAGTTACCTGGCATTAAGGTGTATATTGAAGAACCTAAAAATGCTGGTGATAAGTTTGTTCTAGTCGAAAAAACAGGAGGGACTGAATCTGTAGGGCTGAACTCTGCAACATTTGCCGTACAAACTTATGGGAAGACACGGTATGAAGCTGCAGAGCTGAATGAAAAGGTGAAGGAAGCCATGTATAAGATGGCAGGACCTGATAGTGTTGCAACTAAAGTTGAACTCAATTCAGATTATAATTTCACCGATTTAACGACTAAGAGATATAGATTTCAGTCAGTATACGATATTACTTATTACAATTAGGAGGAATACAAATGGCAACAAATGTAAATGCAGCATATGTTACTGCGGGAAAGCCAAAAGTAGGTGGAGCTATCTGGAGAGCGCCAGTAGGAACACCGATTCCAAGTGATGCAAAAACAGCACTTAATGCAGCGTTTAAGTCACTTGGATATATTAGTGATGATGGTGTTAAAAACGAGAACAAGCTAGATACAGATGATGTTAAGGCTTGGGGCGGAAACACCGTAGCATCTCTGCTCAAGGAGAAGACAGATAAGTTTGAAGTAACGCTCATTGAGGCACTTAATGTAGAAGTATTGAAAACTGCATTTGGTAGCAAGAATGTAACAGGAACATTAGATGATAAGGTAGTGATTAAATCAAACTCATCTGAAACAGAAGATGCAATCTATGTTATTGAAACGGTACTTAAGGGAGGCTATATCAAGCGCATTGTAGTACCTGCTGGAACGATTTCTGAAGTAGGTGAAGTTGAGTACAAGGACGATGCAGTAATAGGATATGAACTAACTATCACTGCAAAGCCAGATGGCTCTGAAAATACGCATTACGAATATATCGAGAAGGCATAAGGAGGTAAGTCATGGCAGAAAAGAAATATGTTAGCGGTGAAACTGAAAGTGGTTTTGTTTTCAACATCGAAGTAGAACGCTTGGATAACATGGAACTAATTGATGCACTTGCAGAACTCGAAGATGATCCATTGCAGATGTCTACTGTTATCAGATTGCTGTTGGGCAAAGAGGATAAAAAGAGACTGTATGATCATGTTAGGACGGATGAGGGCATGGTTCCTAGCGGACTAATCGAAAAAGAACTAGGTGAAATATTCACGTTATCACAAGAGCTAAAAAACTAATCTGCCTTGCTAGCTTCATTAATGTTGATGAGGATGCATTAATATGTGACTTTGTAGAGACTTATCATATATATGATTATCGTGCTCTCCCGGCAAGACTTGTATCCAAGTTAGCAGCCGGATTAAAAGATTCAAGCAGAATAAAAACCAAAGTATCGGGACTAGTGGTAGCTCCCGATACTTTTTTATTAGCGTCGATATTTGACATTGTAAATCTGCTGTTGTGGTCTCGCACAGAGGACGGAGAAAAGGGAAGAAATCGCCCTGCAAGAATATCAGCCAACATGGTGAGTGAATTTGCTAGTGAAAAGATAAATAATCACGAAACGCTTATATTTGACTCTGCAGAGGAGTTTGAGGCAGCAAGGGAAAGATTCAGGAGGGATAAATAAATGGCAACAGAATTAGGAAAAGCATATGTGCAGGTTATCCCATCCGCAAAAGGCATTGGAGGGATGCTTAAAAAGTCGATGGGCGGCGATATGGATAGTGCTGGCACATCGCTTGGAAAAGGATTAGGAAGCAAGATAAAAGCAGCGATAATTGCCGCTGGAATTGGAAAAGTATTAAAAACTGCGATATTCGAGGGAGCGAAACTAGAACAGTCGCTAGGCGGTGTAGAAACACTATTTAAAGGGTCTGCTGGCCGAGTGAAGAAGTATGCGGCAGAAGCATATAGAACTGCTGGGATGTCAGGAAATGAATACATGGAAAATGTTACATCGTTTTCTGCAGCTATGATTAGCTCCTTGGGAGGAAATACCAAGAAAGCTGCCAAACTATCAAATCAGGCAATTACAGATATGTCTGACAATGCAAATAAAATGGGAACTGATCTCAGCATGGTTACTCAGACATATCAGTCATTGGCACGTGGACAGTACCAGATGCTTGATAATCTTAAATTAGGTTATGGCGGTACTAAAGGTGAAATGCAGAGGCTTTTAAATGATGCTGAAAAGCTCACCGGTAAGAAGTACGATATCAGCAGTTTCTCAGATGTAACGCAAGCTATTCATGCTATTCAAACGCAGATGGGAATAACCGGCACAACAGCTAAAGAAGCGGCAAGCACCATATCCGGTTCGTTCAACATGATGAAAGCTTCTGCAAAAGACTTCCTAGGCAACTTAACGTTAGGAAGGGATGTAAGCAAGTCAATGGAGAACCTTGTTACATCAACCGGCACATTCCTCAGTAATCTATTGCCAGCATTAGGGAATATCGCGAAGGGACTTGTAAATGTAATTGGCACTACATTTCCGCAGATGTTCAGTAAGATAGGTAATAGCCTTGGGACAAGCATGCCAGGACTTATATCAAAGGGATTAACTATGGTTACCCAATTCACAGCAAGCTTAAGAAAAAATGCTGGAAAGTTTGTTAGCGCTGGTATGGAAATGCTCTTGAAACTAGCACAGGGATGGGCAAATTCTATGCCTGTGATGATACAAAAAATCCCACAGATAATAACCAATATTGCGGGCCTTATAAATGATAATGCTCCGAAGATAATGATAACTGGTGGGGAAATTATCATTACGTTAGTCAAGGGGTTAATTAATGCAATCCCTACATTGATAGCAAATATACCTCAAATATTGAGGGCAATGTGGAATGCATTTACAGCATTCAATTGGATGAGTCTAGGCTCAACTATGATAAGTGGCATAGCAGGAGCATTAAGAAGTGGAATTGGCTCACTGTTTAGTGCAGCACAGAGCTTATGTGTAACAATAGTTAACGCATTTATCAACTTACCTACAGTGCTATTTAATGCAGGTGCAACAGCAATTGTACACTTGATTCAAGGCTTTAGATCTGCTTGGGGAGTAATTACTAGTATTGGCGGTCGTATTGTTGTTGCTGTAATATCGGGGCTTGTAAGTCTTGCAAGTCGTATGTGGAGTAGTGCAAAGAGTGCTGCATCAAGAATGCTTAGCGCATTTAGAGCCGTAAGCTGGGGAAGCGTTGGCACACACATCATATCTGGAATAATAAGAGGTATTGCTGGCGCAGCTGGTAAATTATTTTCCTCGATGAAGAATCTTGCCTCGAAGGCGCTTTCAGCAGCTAAAAAGGTGCTGGGGATTAATTCTCCATCAAGAGTATTTGCTGCAGAGGTTGGAAGATGGATTCCTGCAGGTATAGCTGTTGGAGTAACCAAAAATTCAGGAATATTAAGTAGTGTTATGGATGATACTGCAAAGAGTATGACAGCTTCATTTAATCCAAATCTTGTACGTAATGCGCAGATTAGCTGGAGCGGAGCAACACAGAATAATGCTGCAAATCAAACAGGAAATGTTGTGCAGAACATCAACATTTACCAGCCTGTAAAGACTCCTGGAGAGACGGCAGAAGCTATAAAGAATACAGCTAAGTATGCATTTGCGGGGGATTATATATAAATGAGGAATAAAGGATATTGTGTTAGAGCCATCCGTAGTGATGGCTTAACATTTAATTATGAAAATGATGATTGGATGATGACATCGCTTGAGGGAGCAGAGTTTCCTCAAATTGAAGTATTTACCGAGGCTAAAGGAATAGGTGATGGTGATTTAATAACTGGGCGACGTAAAGGATCTAGAACGATAGAAGTTGCCACAGTTCCTAGAAATTATGATGATGGAGATTATCGAGAACTGCGCAGAGCGGCACTGTTCTTTCACAATCCGGCGTTTACCTATGATGTTGAAATAACATATATGGGAGATGTCAAAATAGCAAAAGGATGTGCAATTAAAGGACTGACATTCCCAACAGAAAGGTACCGAAAAAATGCATCGCTAAAAGTATCCTATCTATCGCCTTATGGCGAACTTTTTGCCGTTGGAGAAGAACAATCGAACTTATCTAGTGTAACAGCAAGATGGTCAGTTACAAGAGCTTATACACCAGGTAAGAAAATGTTGTACTCCACCGAAGATAGATCAGATAGTGTTCTTATAGAATACGAGGGAACTGCAAAAACAAATCCTGTTATTAAAATCATAGCAGATGGTTATGTAAAAGACTTAGTTGTAAAAGTTGGAGATGTAACATGTGTTGCGGAAGTAACTTTGAAAAAAGGAGATATCGTAAGTATTGATGGTTCCAAAGCATACGCAACACTAAATGGTGAGATGATAAAGAGTCCTGTGGACTATAGAAAATTGAAGCTTATACCAGGTGCAAACTTGATATCGATAACATCGCCGAGTGGAACAGCATTTAAGTCTAAAATCACGTATACAGGAAGGTATGATGGCATATGATCAACTTTTATGACAAAGCTATGAATCCACTGGAGCCAATTGAGTTTATCGAAATCACGTGGAATAGAAAGTGGAATGAAGCTGGAGATTTTACGATATATACCATTGCAAGTGAGTGGAATGACAAAATCAAATATGTAAATATAGATGGTCGTCCAGAAACTGGCATTGTAAAAAAGACTGTTATTGAAGAAAAAATAGAGGGAACCTTTGTTACCGTAAAAGGGTATTTTCTAGAGAAACTGCTAGACCTTGTACAAGCTAGAGAAGACAGCAACGCATTTGCAAAAGCAGCAGATCATACAGAGTGGGAATTCTGGGTGAGCCTTGAAATAGATGCACATGTACTGGCTAACAATGTAATTGGAATAACGCATCAACCTAGACCGTCATTTCTTGGAGGGATTCATCCAGCTGATGGTAGTCCTTGGCCAGATGAGGTAGACCTATCTATAAAGCAAGGTGATAACATCGGTGAATCTCTACGCAATTACCTATTGCTACACAACATGTCTCCGATAATTGAAATCAGGAAGTGGCCACTCGCATCTGAACTAGACAAGTGGCTAAAGAATCCAGATGAACCACACTTCACTTATCTTATTGGACCAAAAGTAGGCAGAGATCTTAGTGAAAAAATCATTTTTGGCAAGGGGTATGAAAATGTATCCAGAGTCGAATATCAATATGACGATAGCGATGCTTTTCCGTATTATCAAATACTTCAAACTATGGAGACAACCGGATTCTCAAATGAATCAATAATTACAGATGAAGGTGGAAATAGCAGAGGAAGAATTACCGAATTCTATATTGATGAGAATAACAGACCAATAGATGTAGATTACTACCCTAAGAAGGTAATTGAGGGTAATGTATCTGGAATCGAACTTAAGCCTGCGAACGAAGCACAGATAAGAGAGCAAATGCGACAGCAAGCTAAAGTTGATATGCTTAATCATTATAAGCAAGAAACTATAGTAGCAGATATCATTCAGAATAATATTTATTATCTAGATGATTATGATATCGGTGATTTATGCAGTATCTCTTTTGATGAAATTGAGCAGACATTTAAAGCTCGAATTGTAGAAGTTAACGAAACATATAGCAAAAACAGACTGGAATTAAAGGTTACATTTGGTACACCTAGAAAAGCTAAGTATATTCCAGTCAGCATATAGGAAGGAGGGCATATGATAAGTTATCCATTTATCTCAAAAACCACACCATCTGATCCGTATGGGGATAGAGCAATCGACCATAGGATGGAGCGCACATTTAATAAAATGTGCTGGAGCAATGGTGTGTTTATGACAAGTGCAGATGGTAGTAATCTGCAAGTTGTAGCAAACGGAGGAATGACAGTAAGTGTAATGCCTGGAGGCTGTCATATCGAAGGAACAAGAGGATATGAGCAAAACAAGAGGAATATATCTATTGGTGCTGCACACACCTCGCTGAAGAGGATAGATAGAATTGTTGCTAGGATGGATGATTCCGATAGCGTAAGAAGCATTGAGATTTATAAGAAGGAAGGAGTCCCATCTACAACGCCAACAGCTCCTGAGCTTGTAAGAGAATCAAACTATTACGAGATAGCTCTAGCAGATATATATGTAATGCCAGGAGCGACAGAGATAAGCAATGCTAACATTGTTGATGTAAGGCAGGATAGGGAGTTATGTGGAATAGTTATCCCGGCATTTCCTACACCGATGAATCTAGAGTCGATAACGACACAGTATGTTTCGTTGCTGGAGTCAGCAGTTAACAATACTGCGGCTGGAAATTTGCAGAACAAAATTGAAAAGCTAAGAGTTGACATAGTAAATTCAAATATCAACATGAAAGACATATATATCAACAATCCCGCAGTAGAGTCAGAATTAGTTGCATATTTCGGATCAAGCATAAGAGTATAGGAGGTAGATATGATAAGTCTTAATAACACGCTCACAGCCATCATGGAAAAGTTTAAGAGTATAGATGCAGCGGACACTGGCATCAGGACAAAGGTTATAACTAAAACTCTCAACGTCAAGAAGGGGATAAATTCTCTAGGTAATCTCGGTATCGAGGTGGGTAAAATCGTGTCAATTGACGGAGCGGTACAGTACGCGAATTATATGCTGCCTTTGTCTTACCCAATGCTTAACTATGGTAGCGGAGGATATATCGAGTGGGGATTAGCTGCAATTGTTCGTTCTGGGAATCTTGAACTTATATCGGGAGCCGAGTGGAATAACTGCAAAGTTAAAGTTGTTATCTCCTATATGGGGGGGGTAAAACGCTGTAAATTCAAGGCATTCAAGCGCTTTGCAAAACTAATAAAGATGGGAGGTGTCGCATAATGATATCTCTCAACAAGTTCATGACAGAAGTTAAGAATAAGCTGAAGAGGCTTGAGGAAAAACACAACATTAAAGAAAGCATTTCTTTAACGGGAATATGGACAGCTCCACATGATGGAATTGTCACCTGCAACGGAAGAGCCACTGCTGCAGGTGCTTATTTGTTCTGCAAAGACATGACAGAAAATGAATATGTTGGAATGTGCACTATTGCAAACTACCAGCAGTATGGCTCTACTTGTTTCGCTGTAATAAAAGGACATGAATATACTTTTATACAACAAAACTGGGGTGAACAGCGCAACGCATACATTCATCAGAATTAGGAGGAATCAAATTGTTAGACTGGACAAGCATTGTAGTAGCTTGCGTATCGGCACTTGGGGCGGGCGGGGGCTCGCTGTATGGTATTCGCAAATCGAGCTGCTTAACCGATTACAAGATAGACAAGCTGACGGAAGAGGTTAGGAAGCATAACGACTTTGCTTCGAGAATTCCTGTAATCGAGGAAAAGCTCAGAGTTATTAATCATCGCATTGATGATTTAGAAAAAAATAAATAAGTTGGTTAGCCGGGCGAAAGCTCGGCATTTTAATTGTCTGAAAGGAGGACAAAATGAATCTAGATTTTATTTCAAAACTGTTTATCCCAATGGTGCTCGTACTGTGCCTTTGTTTGGGGTACCTACTGAAGAACTGGATGCCGACAGACAACAAGATAATCCCAACAGTGTTATTCATTATCGGATGCATTTGCGGTGTTATCTGTTTGGGTGTCAATTTCGAGGCTGTTGTGAGAGGTGGACTAACAGGGCTAGCCTCTACTGGCTTACACCAAGCATTTAAGCAGTTTATAAGTAATCCAAAAGTAGGCGGTGAATTCAATAAAATGAGCAGCGCAGAGCTGCATGAGGAATTAGATCCAACCGATGCACCGCTAGAAAACGCGGAGGGGTAAACTATGGCAACAGGTAATCAAGTAATTAATTATGCTAGGCAGTTCCTCGGTGAAGGGTCTGCAAGATTTAGCGATTGGTACTACGGTTCACAGAAATATCGTGCATGGGCATGGTGTAATGTGTTCGTGTCATACATCTTGCAACATTGCGGAGTAAACTTTCAAAAGACTGCATACGTGCCAGCAGCAGAAAGCTGGATGGACTCCCATTACAAGTGGGTTAAGATGGGTGAGGCACAGCCAGGCGATGTAATCATATTCTGCTGGAGTGGTGAAGGTAATAACACAGGTAGAGGCTCAAGAGATCATATAGGATTCCTTGTAGCTAATAATGGTAACGGAACCTTTACCACTATAGAGGGCAACACCAGCAGCAGCAGGGTCGCAATTCGCACCAGGTCGGCGAAGAATATACGTAAGATTTTTCGTCCGACATATGACGGTGCATCAGCTCCGTCAACTTCCGCACCAACACCAGCTCCAGCGCCGCAAGCAAGTAATAAGGGGCTAGGGCTGTACACAGTAACCGCACCGTTAAACTGTAGGAGTGGTGCGGGCACAGGCTTTCCTGTAATACGTACATATCCAGCAGGCACACCAATTCGAGTGCTTAAGATTGAAAATAACTTCGGATATAGTTCTGGCGCGGGTGGTTGGCTGTGCATGGATTTCTTAAGACCGCAATCAGGAACAGCAAGTGCACCTGCAGTAAGCAGCTCGGGACGTCCGTTAGGGATGTATCACGTGAACGCAGCTGGCGGATTAAACGTAAGGTCGGGTCCTGGTACGGGATATGGGAGAGTTAACTTCTTGAAGAATGGCACTCCGCTACGCATCCTCAAGGTTAGCGGCGATTGGGGGTATTCAAAG